TTGTAATAGCACCTAGTATATTACCACCCCATAATGCAATACCCCAACCAAAAGATCCTATCTGTTCAGCTGGACCTACATGATAATATTGATAGTATTTAACACTACCTGATGTAGTAGCACCTGAACCTGTTTCGTTATTATCCATAGTAATAGTTAAAGTTGTAGGGCTTGGTACACTTGTTACCATGTATTTTATGTCATTAAAATCTGCAGCACTATAATTAGAATTAGTTGCAGCTGAAAAATCACTAAATGTAATAATGTCTCCTGCTACAAACGTATGTGTTCCTGGAAATGTAATAGTAACTGTTGGAGATCCATTGGTAGTTGTAAAACAATTTGATATAGTTGTGCCTGATGGATTAACTAATGGGTGTATATCATAATATACTCCACCAGAATATACATATAAAATCCTGTTTGTGCCTATTGCTGCAAATTTAGTAGATGCTTTATTTACAAAGTGATGCAATCCTCTTGCAACCCCTGTAAGTTTTGATTCACCTAGTTGTTGCCAACCACCTATTTTTTCAGGTGTACC